CACTAGCAGCAGTATTATCTATGTTTACTGTCATACCACTACCTGAACCACTTATAGTAGTTGTCTTACAACTAGGATCAACAACTGTAAAACCACTACCGACACTACCATCTCCTGCGCCCGCTTGAGTAATAGTTAAACCAACTACTTCTTCTTTATATAGTAATATAGGTTGATAAGGATATATTTTAGCTACAGATATATTATCTTCAGATTGATAATAAGTGTTGTCAGCTATAGCGGTTGTTAAGTTTATTTTTCTAGGTTGGTTTCTATTATCAGTCCAAAACAATAAATCTTCTATTAAGTTAACACCATACACTTCTTGTGTTTTAGAAAAATTAAGAAACCTACCACTAACAATTACTTGAGATTGACCTGTTAAAACGTGATGAACACCTATAGCATGTAAAGAATCTGCACTAGCAAAGTTAGATAAATTATCTCCAGATGTATCAACAAAGTTAGTCATAAAGACTATTATCCTGTCATTTACAACATCCATATATTTACCTATAATACTAATGTTACAGTCAGCATAATCAGCACCCCAAGTATTTAGCGCTAAGTTACCTAACACGTTCTCTAAAGCTCCTACATCATCTCCTTCAGATTTACTAATCATCACGTTAAAAGCCTCTCTATACTCACCAGAAGGCACTAGTCGCGCGTCTAAATCCCTGTTCATTCGAGATTTGAGGAAATTGTTTCTTACTTCAGCCATTCAATTAGTGTTTAATCCATTTAGATTTACCTCTCATTATTTGAGTAAATTCTTCTAACTTAATATTTGACAATCTTATTTTAGCATTTCTTAAAGCAGCTCTTCTATCGACTTTATATCTTCTAACAACATATTCAGGTACGTTAACTCTACCAGCTAATATAGAGTAAGCTATATGCATATAAATAGCTTCTTCAGCCATCTTAGGTATACGCATATCATAGTCTACAGATAAACCATCAGAAACATATTCTAATAATATTAATCTACCTTTTAAATTACTACTAAAAGAAAATTTACCTTCTCTATAGTTTATAGTAAACCAACCATTCTTCTGTGAAGTTTCTGGTTCTAATCCATATCTTTGACCATAAGCGACTTTATCCCATGTCCAACCTAGTATATTAGCGTTGTAAAAGTCTAAGTCTATATTACCAGATATTAACTTATCATTAGCAGTATCCCACCTTTGTTCTATAATAGAAGGTCCTTGTTCGTTTTCACCTAGACTGTTTTGAGTTGGTATACCACTACCATCCGAGTTTGGTACAGGTATTTCATAAGGATTACCTGTTAATGTTGTTGGGTATATAATATGTTTAACACCAAAGTCATCGATCCAAGACATTTGTACGTAGTTAACGTAGTCTTGAGGAATAATAACAGATAAACTATCTGGTATAGTTAACTCTTGAGATTTAATACTTCTTAATGTATCATAGCTAAACTCCTGCAATCCACGCTTAGCGTGAAACATTACATCAGTTCTTTTAACATGTGGTATTAATTTTCCAGCTCCAACATATGCTACTAAAAAGTTATTAATAACGTCAGCCATAGAAATATATTCATACCCACCGTAGTTAGCTTCCATAGCTAGTGTAGTAAGTTGAATCTTAACTTTATCACCAGCACCTAAAGCAACTACTGAAATGGTATTATTGTTTACTCCAACAGAGTATTGAGCTGCACCGATAGGAGCAGGTGGAATAACTTCTGTATACTTAACATAACCAGCGCCTGTATCTACATATACCTCCACATTGGTATTAGTTGTTGAAGTAGTGCCTACTAGTATAGTATCACCAGTCCATACAAAATTTGTTTGTGCTGCTGTAGCTGTAATTATCTGTTGACCAGCATAATATTGTTGATTAGTTTCTGTTAGTAGTCCCATGTTTTATTTAGCTTTTTTCTAATACTTCATCTTGTTGTACCATGCTAGCAGCGGTTTGTACAATTTGTGGATCTCTTATAACAACGCCACTATACATTAGTATTTGTAGTATTAGATTAGTTTGTTCTGTTGGGTGTAGTTCAAATTGAGTAGAACCATAAGTAGATCCAGAATTTAAATCTGCAGCTGCTAAAGTAACTATTTGGTTGGTAGCACCACCAAAAGTAACTCTATCAAATTCAACTTGATCACCTACAGAAAAACCAGTACCTACATCAGTTACAGTAAGTACTGTTGTCACACCACCAACTACAGTCATACTCATTTTTAAACCTGTGCCAGAACCGCTTGTTGTTACTCCAGCCGAAACACCTGGTTCTAGATTAGTATAAGAAGTATTTGTAGCACCTGAAAATTGAGTAGTTATACTCGTTAATAAACTGCTGTTTATGTTTAAAGATCCTGAATTGTAAGTAGTACTATCATAAATATATTGCCCTAAGCTACCTACTGAGTAACCCCATCTAGGATCAACTGGAGCTTTTATATAGTTACATCTAACATTAGATGTTATAGAACTAGGATGCACTACTATTTGACTAGGCGCAGCAGATGGTGCACCTGTAGTTTCTCCAATGTAAACTGGGTAAGAAGTTGTTGGCTTTGTTAATGGAGAGTTGTTTAGTAAAGTATACTCTGCCCTATTAACTTTTTGAATACCTATTGAAGGTATAACTGAACTACCGTCTAATTTTATAGATCCTATACGATGAACATCTGTTGGTAGTGTAAAATGAGGATTAACATAAGTGCATAAATTACTTGTGTTAAATATATCTATTTTCTCTTCTAAGTTTGCTACACGATTAGCATATTCGCTATCGTTTTGTGGTATACGTAATTGTTGATTTAACTCTTCAAAATACGCTTCAAATATTTCTCTTTGTACTTGCGTGCCTAGAGTGTTAAATTCGTCTGGTGTTATATATCCTCTCTGCTCTTTGTTTAAGATATATAGCACTGTTTTATAAACTGTATTTACGTTTACCATATTAATATTTTTAAAAAAAAAGGATGGCGGTTAAGCCACCCTTTTAATAATCACTTGTTATTTGAGTTTTTTCTCTATCGACTTGTAAACTTCTAAACCTTCATCTGTTTTAAACCAAGCAGCCATAGCTGAATATGGGTTTTCTTCAAATGGAACAGTCATTAACTTACGACCATTACTTCTCCATTTAAAAGTTCGTTGGTCATCTTCTAAAGATATGATATTGTTTTCAACCGCTACAATAGCGAAGTTTCTTAATACAACATTTTCATCATTAGCAAGATTAAGAAAAAGCTCTGGGTTTCTTTTTGCAAATAAAACACCATCTCTTTTAAGTTCTTTACTAGATAAATTGTTTACACTAGATCCCATTTCAACTCTCAATATAGCTTCTAACTGATCTATATCCATAGCGTGAGCATTATTCATAGCTTCTAGTTCTACTTCTAGTTTATCAAACTCGTCAACAGCTTCTTTAACTGCATCAAACTCTTCAAATATAACACCTTTGTGAGGGTGTTTAGCTAGAAATTGTTGTAAACTAGGTTTTTCTTTAGGAACCATTAAATGCCCACTTTCAAAAACAATATGCTTCAATGTAGCACTTCCTTGTTGTTCATCAACAAAAATACTTTTTTGATTAGTAGCATATCTCATCTCTCTCTCATAACCTTTCTCTTCATCAAACCATACTAATGGATATCTTCTAGTGTGTCTAGAGGTTATAGTATAGTTTAAAGGTTTTTTATTTCCTAGTAAATAGTAGTTTCTATCTTTATATTCCCAAGTATCTTTTACTTGAGTAGTTTTTTCTTTTGTTTTTTCCATGATATAATATAATATAATAATTAAATACTCGAATAAACGAGTTTGTTTTTTACTTTCCGCTAATAGCTTTTAGTGAACCGGAACTAACACTAACGCCTGGCGGTAGTGGACGTAAATTAACATCTAGACCGGGGTTTTGATATAATTCTAAAACAGCTCGGTCAAACACTTCTGCTACATTTGCGCTATTGTTAGCTGTTACTCCTTCCACTCCTAACTCCCATTTTCTGCGAGCACCTGGTTGTATTTGTGCTATTGAAATTGTACCAAAATCACCAATAGGTTGAGGTGGAATAACACTAGTAATCTGTCCAGTTCGTGGTACAACCACATATACTGTAGATCCTTCTGCATTTAACATGTTTGCTGTAACTGTAAAACCAATACTACCTGTAAAATTAGTAGTATTTCCAGCTATACTTAATACATCTCCCACTGAGTAACCTGAACCAGCTGTGGTTATTTCAACTTGAGTCAGAGCTGTTCCTCCACCAGCAATTGTAACTGTTGCTTTAGCACCGCTACCTGAACCACCAGTTATAGGTAATCTCGTAACAACACCATCAGCAACCCACACCATAGCTGTTACATCTAAATCTAAAGGACCAAGTAATGTTTGTCCAGCGAGTGAACTACTATCAAGTGGTATTATAATTCCGTTTTGCATAATTTTATTTTTAAATTGTCAATAATGGTGCTGCAATAGGTAAACCAATACCATCTTCAGTTTTAAGGTAAAAATTTTTACCTAAAACCGTTGAAGCTTTTACAATTCCACCTGGTTGTGAATTTACTCTTTTTACAAGCTGCCACAGAGCATCGGATTGAGCTTGGGTAGGAAGAGATTGAAAACCTAAACTAACAGTAAAGTCACCATCTCCAGCTGATACAACAGTAGAAGCGTAATTATAGTGAAATATAAATCCGTTGATTCTAAAGTTGTAAACTAACTTGTACACGTTGCTGACGTTTAAATGGACACTTCTATTAGCGTCTAATTCAAACTCTATGAAGTTTGCCATAATTTTATTTGCTTTTAAATGTTAATAAAAGATCCCACCGAAGCGGGATCTTACTTTATTTTAATTAACTGTGAGATTGAACACAATCAGAAACCGCGTAAGTAGAAGTATCAATTGATACAAGTTCACCTGGGTTTTGTTGTGCTTCTCTAAGAGCATCAACTACTAGTTTAATAAAAGTTGGTACTGCAGCTCCAACAGCAGCATGAGTCAAAGTAATAATTTGATTCTTGTCAGCAACCATAGCGTAAGTAATTACGGTAGAAGTAGATCCTCCTGTAACTGCTACTATGTTGTCTGTTGGAATTGGTTTTGTAGTGTTTTCTGATCCTGTTCCAGAACCAGCTACCGTCACATAAATATAGCTCATAATTTCTATTTTAAAATGTTAATAAAGAGAGTGACCTAAGCCACTCTCATTATATAAATATTAAGCTCCTTGGAATAATACGAAATTATTAGCAGCTTGAGTTACTAAACATCTTTCAGTTAAGAAATTAACTTTCATTACATCTAGATCAGAAGTGTAAGCACCTCCAACAGAACCAGTGATCCAAGATTTAAATCTTCTATCCTCTGTTTCTGAAGCTCTGTATCGAACGTGTAAGAATGGACGTCTAATATTAGAACCTAACATTTGATCATATACTGTCGAAGTTCCAGCAGGAACTAAAACACCATCAATTGCGTTAGACATACCTCTAGTAGTAGCATCGTTTAGATATTTCCAATCAGTTTTGTAGAAGTCATAAGAACCTCTTCTGAAACCAGAAAATCCAAAGTTTAACGCCATTTCAGCTTCGTTGTCAAAAAGACCATAAGAAGCAGCAGCAGTTGAAGCGTAGTTACCATTCATAGCAGCGATCATATCATCGAAATCAAGAGCAGTAGCTCTAGATAAAAATAACATGTTTTCTTCAATAGCACCTTGCTTATCTAATTGCTTAAGGATTTCATCGAAATCTCCTAATGCACCTGAACCAGGAGCAGCAGCACCAGCAAAACCAGAGTATACATTACCTCTTGCTTCGATAGCAGCAAATAAACCTTCAGTACCTTTGATGTTTTGTGCAGCACCACCTGGAGTAAAACCAGCACCAAAAGGTGTAGCAGCATTAGTCATAAGTTCACCTTCAACTAATCCCATCTCCATGTAATCTTCAAATCTAAGTCTAGTTTCAGACTCAGCTTTTAGATACCATAAGAAACCAGATGTTCCATCTTCAGTAGCAACTTCGATCCAACCAATTTGAGCAGCATCAGAACCACTTAACTCATAATTATCTTTCATAATAATTGGTGAGTTGTTGTAAGTTGTAACACCAGGCTCAATAGCTCCAGACATTCCGTTACTTCCTTTTGGAAATTCAGAACCGTATACAAATAAGCTGTTAGTAGCAGCACCTGTAACGATACCAGCTGGAATAGCAGCAGCAGTTGTTTCGTATAACTCACAAGTTAAAGTATAACCTGTAGCGTTGATAGCAGTTACTAAAGCTTTAGCAGTAACTAAACCAGTAGCATTGTCAGAAACTAAAATTGTATTACCAACTCTAACACCTGAAGTAGCAGGGTTACCAGCACCAGGAGTGATAGTAACTGTAACTGTTGCACCAGCACCAGCAGCAACTTGTACGGTGTTGTACGCTACGTGTAATCTATTTTGTTCAGACCAAATTACTTGATCAGAAGTCATTGGCATTTCAGCGCCAACCATTCTTAAAAATCCAGATAAGGTTCTGTTACCATATCTCTCTACCTCTTGCTCATAAAGCTCAGGTAAGTATTGTTGTGCCCACTGCGAAACAGCTAGGTTATTAAAGTCAAGATAGTTATCTTGAACCGTAACCTGGTTCGGCATAGGTACGATTGATGCGGGAAAACTCCCACCTGTTACAAAGCTCATAATTTATAGTTTTTGAGTTTATTTATTTCTTGTTTTTATTTTTAACTTCGAGCTATTTGCACCACTTATTGCTTTTACTTTCATTCCATTTATAAATACTTCACCACTACTTGATTGTCGTAGTTCACCACTTATATTTTTAGACTTAGCAGTCATATCTTTAATTGCATCGGTTTTACCTTGCTCATAAAAATGACTAGCTATAGTATCTGCATTACGTGCTGCATAGATTGCTTTGTGATATCCTTGATAATCTTTTACATTGCCTTTGTCATCTAGGAACGTCCCAAACACTTCTGACAAGTTTGATTGATTGGATGCAACTTCACTCGGGTTATTTACTCCATACCTAAATCTTTTTTCTCCTAAGTTAAACTCAAAACCTTTGAAATCCTCTGAGAAAAGTTTATTAGTATCTTTTTTAAACACATTGTGACGTTGTGATATAGCTTCTTGCTCTTTGTTATATCTATTGAAAAAGTCCATAGCTTTCTGGTGCTCTTGAGTTACTCCGGGTCTCAACTTGATCTCCTCATAGTATTTACTCTTTAAGTCGTCCATATAGCTTCTGGCTTTTGCAACTTCTTCTTTCATTGCGAGTTTCTTTTTTCGGATATCTCGCTCCTCATCCATATCTTCATCGTAAGCAAATTTATCATCCATAAGAAAATTAATTTCTTCAGAATCTAAATGTGGTTTACTATGTAGATAATATTCTTTTAATATTGTTTCATCATTAACAGTACTATAATCAGCATTTAATCTAATATAGTCTTTTAAATCTCCACCTGTTTCTTTCATAAACTTTACCAGTTTTTCTACGTTTTCTGGTAAATCTATTTCAGGATTTTGTTTAGCTTGTTCTGCTACAGCAGGTTCAAGTTCAGTTTCTTTTTCACCAATATTTATTTCCTCTAATGGAGGTTTTTCTTCTTTAACTTCTTCGGTAGCTTTACTTTCGGTGTTTCCTTCTCCCACCTCTTGGCCATTGCTGGGAAGTTCGCGTACATCCACTTTCGTTGTGCTTGACTCTTGAACGGCATCTTCTTCTTTTTTAGTTAAATCTAGTTTTACTGGTTCCTTTTTGTTTGTTAACTTTTTAGGTCTTCCAGGTTTTCTCTTCATTTTAAATTCACCTTCTTGAGGTACTGTTTCTTTTGTTGACATAATATAATATAATAATTAATAATTACTCAGGTTGTAACTGAACTTGTCCTTGATTACCCATCATCCCAGGAGGTGGCGGTAATGGTGGCTCAGCTCCACCTAAGTTTGGTGTTGCGTTTGATTCAAAGTCAGTAGGTAATAAATCATTTTTTCTTTGATCTATTAACTTGCTTTGCTGCGTGGCTTGTATTCTTGTTCTTTCGTCTTTACGATCTTCAATGTCTTTTTCTTTTTGAGACATTTGTTTAAGATCCATTGTTTTTAATTGTTGATCGTAACCAAATTGTTGAGACATAAGCTCTTTTTTAATCTGACCATCAACTTGCATTTGCTGTATTTGAAATTCAGATTTACCTTTTTCAATCTGAAGTGAAGTCTCAGCTATTGCTTGCTGCTTTTGAACTTCATACATAGCAGCTTTTTCTGCCGTCTCTTGGTTAGCTTGTGCTTGAGCTTGTATGTTAGCTTGTTGCATTTGCTGATCTCTAGCTTGCTTTTGTTTTCTTCTTTTCTTTAATAACTCATTAGCAAGTTTCAAGTTGTTTATATTCCTGATATCTATAGCATCTTCTAAGTCTATACTTCCTTGTTGCAATGCAACTTGAATGTTTTGTTCTAGTTGAGCTTTTTCTTCATCATCAGGTTCTAATTCTATAAATATCCCAAAGTCATGTAGATTAGCATCTCTTATTTCGTCTAGTGTAGCAACGTTGAAAGTAGATACACTGTTTTGCAGAGCCATTCTAGTTAACGGAAACATTAAAGAATCAGTTGCTCTAAGCGCTATACTCTCACAAGTTTTTAAAGTTAAACTAGCTTGCAATATGTGTCTAGTGGCTACATTTGAATTAGCAGCAGCTAACTTCTGTAAACCTACTAAAGCATTTTTATCTGGAGTACTTGCGTCTCTAGCTTCATTAAGTCCGGTTACATCTCTTATCATTTGTAAGTAATACTGATAAGTAGATATTAACGCTTGAATCTTTTGACCACCGCTAGAACTTTGTAGTTCTTGTATAGGAACTTTACCACGATTCATTTCACCATCTTGGGTTAATGACCTACCAACTACAGATCCAGTTTGAAAATACATATTCAACGCTTCTGCTGGGTTATAGTTTGTTCCATTGCCTAAATCAACCTCTGCTAGTCCATCCATGTCTAAGTAAACACCATCTGGAACCATACGAGAAATAACTTGTTGCAGCTTTAACGATGTAATTTGTATCATATCAGCAAATCCAGTTATCCTACTTACTAAAGAATCTATTCTACCTCTATACATTCTTGGAGCTACAATATTGTAACTCATATTAACTTTAACAGTGTCTCCATAAGGCTTAGTCATGTTTTCAGCTAATTCCCACTTTAACATGTTTTCAAATCCTAATACTTTAGCTCCTGAGTATAACACTTCAATAGCTCTAAATGCTTTCTTAAAGTTTTCTGTTTCTGGTGGATTAAACGTATCTGTTTTTTCTAAAGACTTTTCTAAACCAGAAGCTGTTTCTTTAATTTTCCAAACTTGATTAGCATATGACTTCCACTCAAAGAATAATACTTGAATACTTTGGTCATTCGTTCTACCGTTCCAAGATCTAGCATAATTTCTATTGCCTTGATATTGCTGTATCTTTGTTAGCTCATCAGCAGTAAGATTAGGAAATTGTTTTTTAATCTCTACTAAACTTAAATTTCTCACCTCACCTACGTAATATAAATCTTCAAAGTTAGGATCTTCAGTGTATGAATAAACAATCCTAGCAGGATCAACATAGTCTATAACAATACCTTCTGACTTGTTAAAGCTAGTTTTAACTGCGGCTATACCTAAAACAGTTAAATCATAGTTTAATCTTTTCCTAACTAAATGATATTTGTTTTTATCTAGTACTTGGTTTATTAATTCTTCTTCTGCAATCTCTATAGAATCTTTATAGTTTAGTTGCATGTGAGTTGGAAGTTCATCTATACTGGCTGGACTGTTTTCGTTCTTTTCACTTTTAGAAAGATCAATACCAAACTGTTGTTGAACCTGAGCATCAAATTGCTGAAGCTGAATATCTTCTATTATGTTCTGGGCGTACTGAGTTCTCTTCTTTATAGACTCAGGATCTTGAGCCATAGTCTTAACTTCATAACTACGTTGTGACATTCCATTAACTACTATATCTACAAACTTAGATATAACAGGTACAGGTTTCCAGTCTAAATTCAAATAAGATAAATCTCCATTTATAGAAAGTTCATCTTTATATTTTTGTACAGATTGCTCACCTCTAGCATATAACCTCAAATTATGAAAGTTGTTATAAGTAGAATCAAATCTATAACCATTGTTCATTTGGTTACTAAACCATTCCCCTTCAATAGCTCGAGCTACCTTTAATCCATACTCCCAAGTCTGCTTTTCTGCATCAGGTACCACCTGATCTGGAAACGAACTATTATTACTTGTATAAATCTGCATTTATTCTATTATTTTTGAAGTTAATCCTTTGTTGTCATACTTTTTAAACTCTAATCTCATCTTTTGAGAAATTCTATTTTGAACAGGTCTATATTTATTTTTGTTACAAGCCATTAAAGCTAAACCAGAACTTATTGAAGCATCGTGCTTGGTTCTTTTATTTATGTCAAACCTTGCCCAATCTTCTAATGTTCTCTGCAAATACATATCACCATAGCTTTCATCTAATCTACCAACATGAGTATCTATATAAGATTCAATAGCCGCAGCATGTGCCTGCTTAACATCTTCACTAGAGTTAGGTATACCACCTATTTCTCTTTCTGTAACCGATAGCTTGTGTGTTAGTTTGTCTGGTCTGTTTATAGAAAAATCCCTATATCCTCTACGTTTTAAATAGTATAGTAATCTAGGTTTGTTATTCTCTGCTAATATAGGCATACCATAAAAATGTAATGCCATTAATACATCTTCAAAAAATATTTCAGCTGTAGGAGGTCTAGATATATATTCTAAAAAAAAATGATTAGGTGGCACATCTTCCATGCTATATTTAGTTAGTCCATGTAGTGCACCATTAGAACCTCTTCCATCTACAGTTCCACTAATATCGTAACTATCACAACCAAATGCGCCAACGTGTTCATTTCCAGGATACTTCCTCCCATTTTTTATTATCACTTGGTTTTGTAAACTTTTAGGTGGAACCCAGGTAATAAAGAACCTACCGTTTAGGCTAGGGACAAATATTACTCTTGTATCTATAATACCATTCTCCCATTGAAAGTTACCTTGAGTAACGTTGGCTTTGTTGTTTAGCTCTTCATTGTAATCTATTTGCTCATATATCTTTACTAAGTTAAATAGACTTTGTTTAGTTTCATCTCTAAAGGCATGTTGCTCTGTTCTTGGGAATTGACGGTAGTATTCATTTAAACCATCTTGATCTTGCTTTAACCCTTCAACTTCATTATCCCAATGCTCTATAACACCAACATCTATATAATTATTATCTATACCTAACACAGGTTT